GACCAGAAGGGTCTATACCAGAAGGGTCTATACCACCGTGAGCCACCGTGAGCCACCGTGAGCCAGATTGAACCAGAATCACACACACGGTACCACCACCGTGAGCACTCTATTACCAAGCGGAATGGTGAGCAGAGTTCACACGGTTCAGCCACGGTTTGAACCAGGATCGAGCCAGATTTGTACGCAATCAACCCCACGGTGATCACCACCGTGTGTACTCTATTACCAAGCCAAATGGTGACCAGAGTGTGACGGTGACAGCACGGTCAAGCCAGGATTGACAGGGTGATCCAGGGTGATCTAGGGTGATCTAGCGGAATGGTAATCTTTTTAAGCGACCATGGTAATCATATTCAGGCAGGCTCAACCCAGTCTATTCATATGAATCGTAAAAGGGGAAAGGCCAACTCCAGTGATGATCAGGCTTGAGAATTTACCAGAATTGGCCCAGTATGTCGATAACAATAACATCAGCATATGGTCATGGGTCGCGTGCCGCATAAACTTGATCTACTTACAGCGTGTATAGAAGACCGATGCCGTGTCGTGTGTACATTGTAACACGATCACTCCAGGAAGTCAACCCCGAACATATGAATTTTTACGCAAATTGATCTTAACCCAGCAAAGATAACACAGGCAGATCTATTGGAAATGAAGCAATAAACCGCTTTACAAACCGATTTTTATCTGTTATAATAAATACAAACGCACACTACGTTATGGCCACAAACACAAACACACCTTTTGATTTACAGCGATTGATCGCACAGGCAGATCAACGACGCAAACACGATCACCAGCAATGGAATCAATTCATAGATCAATTGGCAGACCCAGTAAGTGATCGTATCTTTAGCACACCCAAAGCGACACAGCATTTGAGAGCGTTTATGAAGCACAACGCAACGGGCATAGACAGGCACACCAGATTGATACACCGGTTACAGCACTACTTTGATCGAGAATGTGCAGACTTATCTTTACGACCAGAAACAGGACTGATACCCAAAGGCACACCAGCACAGGACAACAGCCACAATTGGCACGGTCGTGATGACATGTTTGAGGTACGTGCCCAACGAAAGGGATCTCGAGAAGAAAGGGAACTACAACAGATGATACAACAGCACAACAGGAGAAAAAGAGGATGAATGATGAACTTACCAAACTGATGAACCGAGCAGTAGATTGTAGCGATGAGCGGGGATACTATCGTGACACAGATCAAGCACTGAAACAGATATTTGAATTCTTTATAGAATACAGACCGCAGATAGCAGAACTCACAGCAAGACGTGACATATTCAGGGACATAGATTTACCAGCAATAGTACAGGCACAATTTACCATACGTCAATTACCAGATATGCTGAAACGCATAGCACAGTTGGAAGAAAGGTTAGAAAGGTTCAAGCAACACCAAGTGACCAAACCAGACCTTACCAACCAAGTGTTACCAAGCCAGCCACCAACTGAACCAAAAACACCAAACCCACCAAAAACCAAATCAGAGGCACCAGATAGCAACCCAACCGCTGAAACACTAGAAGCAAGGGCCAAGCGTGTTATGGGTGACAATTACCAACCACCAGCGGTAAAATTATTTGACTATGGTGATTGACAACAATGACGATTTATGCTATTATTAAACAATAACAAAGGAAGCACTATGATAACAACAAAAACAAAAACAAAAACAAAGGGTGATATCGTCGATGAAGTGTATCGCGATCACTACAAACTAGATTTGAAGCATATGACTATGCTCAACTACATATCGTTTGAGAGATGGCTACAACTTTACCAGAAAGACTACGATCGAATGGCCCAGCGTATGGCTCAATTGAGGGGTGAAGTATGACCAAACACAAGATGAAAACAGCGGCCGCGATGGGTATGCTTAAACTATACAGCATTGGCACAACCAAAATATATAAAAGGGAAAATGCTTATTTTATACGAGCAGGTAGCCGAGATGAAGCACAGCGAGTATGGGACCGATACAAAGAACAACACTTTATAGACCCGCTGACACCGTTACCAGATGGTGTCATCTACAAATACAACGAGTATCGTGATTGTAAGTATGACTATGACTACGATAACACCCTAGAAACGGTAGATGAAAACAAGTTCGACAAGGAATCCAGATGGCATCGAGAAGCGTTAGATGAATTGTACAAAGACCAGAAACAAAGGAGCGACGATGATTAAATTTATAGTCATAGCCAGCACAGCGATAGCAGTATATGGGGTGTTATGGTACTTCAGCACCAGTTTAGGCTTGTAGAAAATTACCAGCGTTAGATCGCTTTATTTTAAATATTACCATATTATTACCAAATCAATACAACGAAGGTCTTTACCTTTACCAAAATCTATTTGCGAAGGTCTTTATTTTTATATTTCGGCCAAAGGCCTGCCTGTTGATATTTTTGAATTATCTCTTTGCGATGATATCGTTGTTGATGTGAATTTTGAATCTGGTCAAACAATTCGTACTTGTCTGTGAAAGTGGTTGCCTGTAGATCAAATATGGTGTTGCCTCGGTCAAACTGCATCAGTCAATTAAAAGTATTATTATTACAAACAGTTCTACAACTATGGCTGTGTGATACATGGTCCACAGTATGGGATAGGTCTGCTTCTGCATCAGCAGAACCAAACGATCAACACATATCTCGTGCCTGTGATTACTGGTCGAACTTCATGCGGGAAACACAAGTTGCTGGGAAACACCACTGCATCTCCTGTGCGTAGATCAGGCACTTGATATTGACCCTGCCAAAAACACAACTCACCTCCGGTATACTCATTGTTCAATACGATGCTACAACTCAATGTCCTGTTGGCACCACCATAGTGATCTATGTGTTCCTCGAATTTGTGTCCTTCTCTATAACGTATGAGGCTGACACCTGTGTGTTCAGTTGCCTTGTGATGGTATGGATACTGTTGAATTATGTGTTGTAATGCTGTCTCGATATTGTTCCAGCAGGGACCATGGTATTGATCCATCATTGTGTGTTCACAGATCCTGTGTTTGGTTATTACGTTCTCTGTGTTGCTTATTGCACTCTCGGCCGCGGACCAACCTTTCCAAGCATCTTTGTGCTCTGGAAGGTCTTTGCTCCATTCCACGACTGCATCGCAGGTGCTTTGGCTCAATAGGCCCCTAAACTCTGCGATGTATTGCCGTAGATCCAATTGATCAGCGGATTTCATTATCCTTCTAATCTACTCAATTGTTCGTAAAGATTGTACAATTTCTGCCTATGGGCCTCTCCAACAGGATCTCCTGGAGGCAGTTTGAACTTGTCATCTTGTCTCATGACTCTGATCTCATCTCTCACGCTGTTTACATCTCTAGCGGCAGATGCCTGTGTGTTCGCTATGGGATTCGGCATTCTGTTGTTGCTCATCAACTGCTCCAAGAACTGTATGCCTTCCGCTGTGTCCACCAATGGTTGATGTATCACACGCTCTGGTAGTGTACCTGCATATTTCTTTACAGATTCCAATCTGTCTGCGTATTCGTTGCCCCATTGTTGTTGCAATGCGGTCTGTTCTTGATCTAGATTGACTCTAGGTTCATTGGCCATTTGTGTTTGTGCTTTGGCCATTTGATCAGAGTACAATGCAAGTGCAGTTTTAACTTGATCCTGCGTAAATCCTGCTTTCTTAAACACAGTTGTGACTTCTTGACCCAAATCTTCTGGCATGGCATCAAGTCCGTATTCTTTTGTTACGCTGAAATCATATGTTTCAGGCACTTTGTTGGTGATTTTCTTTTCAAGTTCTGTGTATGACTTGGCAAGATCCTCTGCTGTTTTAAATTTTTCCGGCAACCATTCTGGTCTCTCGTTTTCTGTGACTTCTATTGCTTCTTTGCTAGGCACAGTTTCAACAGGAGCCTCTGGTTGCGTATCTATTAAATGTTCCGCTGGTGCGGTTTGTGTATTATCTTCTGGCATTATATTATGTGTTCCTTCTTGTTGGTTGGTTGAACACTACGTTCACGACACATATTTTCTATCCTTCTCAACAGTTGTTGTTGAGCGACCTGATACACAGCCGCGTAAGGATTTGGAGAATCACTAGTGACTCGTGTCTGATGTATGACACGGTTTAGATCTTCAAAAACTGCCTTACCTGCTGGGGATTCAAATACTTGACGATAAAATTGTTGTAGTTGCGTCTGTGAGTTTTTCATGTTCAGTTTTTTTAGTTACAGTTGTGTTTCGTTTACAACTGTATTTATGTGGATTAAACTGAAGGTGGTTGATTTTGCTGTTGTAATTGTTGAGCCAATGCCTGCAACTGTTGTGCCTGCTCTTGTTGTGTCTGTTGTTCAATAGTTTCTTGTACTTCTGCTTCTGTCTTTAACACTTCAGGTGACATATCACCATCTCTCAATATTTTACGTGCAAGTTTTTGTAGGTCTAGATTGACCAATGCGTTTGGACCCAACTGTGTGATTGTTTGTACCAGTTGTAGATCTCTTGTGATCTCTGTCAGTGCGATACCTCTCTTAACTGCTGAGTTTACAACTAATTCGCTGATGTTACCAAATCTTGCGAAGTCTTCTACATCACCTCTCATCTGTAATCTCTTGATCAAGTTGCCTATCACGGGTCTTAAAAATTCTTGTTCTAATCTTAACCCCGACGGACCTATACGTCTATAAAATTCAGACTGTCTAATCTGCACTTCTGTGGCAGTTTGGTATTTTGATTCATCTGGTGGTAGTATTGCATCATTGAACATGATACGTCTGATCATTGCTCTGTGATCATTTATTGTTGCTTCTGTGATGTTTAACTGTCCTGGAAAAGGTACTGCCTGTAAAGGTGAATCTACTGTGATAACATCACCTGGTCTTAATTTCATATTACTAAAATTGATTGCTGTGTCTGAAGACACCTGCCATGATCCTAATGCAAGATATGATGCCGCTTCCATGAACAACATCTGTGCTTCATTGACAACTCTAATGTGCGGTAATGCTTCTCTCACAGGACTTGTGCCCCACATATCACCCACTGTCTTGCCAAATCTAAATACCGTGAACATCTGCACTGGCATACGTTCTGTTTTCAACAACGACATATCTTTGCCCACTTGTACCGTGTATGTAAATTCTGTGTCGTTTGGTAATCTAAAACAACTTTCTAAAACTTTGTGTGTTTTGTATGGATTTGCCGAGCAATCTTTTACTGTGTCTTCTGGTAATGTTTCTTGATAATTTTCTAAAAGGTACGTGCCTGGTAATTCGTGTTCTCTGAATACTGTTTCAATCTGTCCTTGATGATTGTCTAAAAAATATAATTGATGGCTTGGTACTGCCACGAAGTCAATCTGCTTGTCCTCGTACATACCTATACACCCGCACCCTGATATCACAGAATCAGTCAATGCTTCAGATGCCGCAATATAAAAATTGCTGTCTCTGATTGTTTTGAATACTGTTCTGTTTGCTACGTCAAGTGCTTTCTTTACATCTGTCGCTACTCGTTCCTTAAGATCTTCTCGCACGGAAAGAGTTGCCCACTGTTGGTTCTGCGGAATCAACAAATTCAAAATTGTAGATACTAGAGTCTGTACACCGTCTGGTGCAGTCGAGTCAAATATCTTTGTTCTGTCTGTTTGATTTGTATCTTTTCTGTAGATGTCCCTGTTGGGCCTAGTGTAAAGATACGCTTCAGAAATTTCTGATTCGTGCTTGTCTCTCTCTTGTTTGGCAAGTTTGTATGCCTTTGCGATATAATCTTTCATGTACTATTGATTAGATAGAGATGAGAAATTAGTTCCTGTAGCAGTAAGACTTCCTTGTGTTGTTCCTTCAGGAACTTCGTAACCTAGAAGGCCACCGGATCTCTGCGTGATCAAACTACTTCTACCTCTTCTACCCCTTCTGGATCTACGTTGTGCAAGTGCGGCTCTTTTTCTTTCGTCGGCTAGTTGTCCTGCCGCTCTTTCATCCGCATCTTTTTGTAGTTGTCTTTGAATTTCTAATTGTTGTCTAGCCTGTTCATCTGCACTCGGCATGTCTGGCATTCTTGGTACACACATTAATATCCACCTCCTATAAGTCTAATTACGTTTTGTGCTGTTTGTATTGCTGGTTGCAACAAACTTCTTCTTTGTGGTGCCGCACCCAATTCTTCATCTTGTACACCCAAAGCACCTTGTCTTTGAGTAATTAACACACCTCTACCTCTAGCGGCCGCTTGTCTTGTTTGTCCTGTGAATCTTGCTCTACCAGGTCCAGTCGGAGCCGGAGCCGGAGCAGGTGCAGGTGCTGGTGGTGGTGGTGGTGGTGGTGGAGGAGGGGGGCTACACATCATCTGTGTTACCGGACCTTCATACTCCGATGATAATTCTTCTATGACGTTGAAATCTTTGTCCCAAACTAATTTTGAATAAACCTTCATAATCTTTTAGCGTGTAAGCCTCCTTTTCGCGTGTGTGTTATTATATTATAAATAACTTTGATCGTCCAATTATTTATGGCATCAGTTGATTTTAAAACTGGTTCCAGAGCGTTGTAAGGGGTTGAATACCTTGGCAACCTTCGAAACATCTACGGCCAAATTAGGCAACTGACTGATGGCACCACTGGTTGCGTCAATGCAGTCATCATGCACTCTCGGTTGTGGAAATGCCTGCAATTCATCCATAAACGGTGTGTTGTTTTTTACCCTTTCATGTACATACATACGGCCAACTTTTATTAATGGTTCAAGTGTCTGTGCAATGAACACCATTTTGTTTTTTGATCTAAATTCTGCAACAACTTGTACCATCACTTTCAGTTCTCTCGCTACCTTACGCAATTCATTTGCCAACGTTGCAGAAAAGTTTTCTTCCACATACACGTGACTGATCTTATGATATGCACAGGCATGAATTATCTCTCTACATTGTTCTGTAAAATCTTTTGTTTCTTTGTCCACCGCTGACAGCACTTTGATGTCATGTACAAAAGTGTTGCCCTCGCTGTCTCTGGCACATATGGACAACACGCTGTTGTCTCGACCGCTCAAACCTTGTGCAGGATCCCAATATGAACACACACGTTCTATGTTGTGTCTGCCAAGTTTGCAGGTGTGTAGGTCATTGCCAAAAGGTTGTGCTATGGTTTGCCACTGGAATTCATCTTTGTAATATTTTATGTTCTCCAACTGTACCAACGGTTGATAAGTTGATTGTGGTATCAACATATATTGTGAGTTGAAGTCACCTTCTGTTGTTTCTCTTTTCTGTTGATCCAACCATTCATAAGTGAACATCTTGTCCGGGTGGTCGTCCCAAGCAAGATAATCCTCTTCGGCAACTGTGCTGTCCTCCTGTATCACATCACGTTTTCTGACCACTGGTATACGTTTGAATTCGTAACCAACATCTTCCAAATGATTGTATATTGTTTCCTCACAATGCGGTGTGCCTACCACAAGTATTTGATTTGCAAGTTTTCCAAATTCAGCAACACGTTCTTTGATCCTATCTCGTTGATCATTGGTTATGGTGTTGTCCGAAGTTTCAATATCGTCTGCAATCACACTCGAAGCATGAAATCCTGTGAATGATGCACCTAATGAACTAACAGTTACACTGGGGTTCAATTGCATTATTGGTCTTTCAACTGTGAATGATTCTGCTTTCCATTGATACAGATCACTTTTCATATCCTGTAACAAAGGGTGTGTTTCTATCATGTTACGTATGAATAGACTGTTACGTAGTGCTAGATTACGTTTGGCTGATATCAGCAAACAACTCCAGTTGGGATCATGATATAGTTTCCAACACACATAAGCACCTATGATAAAAGATTTACCACCGTGCCTAAACATTTGGAATCCTCGTCTAGGCAGGTGATCTGTGTTTTCTAACCAATCACATATCTCTTGATGTACGGGTGGAGTTGTTTGATTACTGATAATGTTCAGCGTGTCTAAAAATACTTTGAATGGTATTTTGGACATTACTCATTTGCTTTTTTATCAAGCCTTGTTTGTGCTAGTTTGAGAAGTTTTGCCGCTTCGCTTTTTTCTTCCGTGTTATTCATACCTGTTGGATGCACGGCACCAGATGATGCCTGTGCTAGGTATTTCAGCAACATCAATTTAGCACGTTTTCCGTTGTCTAGGAACGTGGTTTTCTTGATATAATCTTTTTCAGTTTTGTCTGGATACGGTGTATCAAAGAGACTATGTGCTTCTTCCAATTCTTTCTTCCAGTAGCCATCAGCAAATCCTTTCAATATGTTTAACCACTCTTGTTCTACTCTATTCTTTGGCATCTGTAGCAACATCCTGTGGTTGTGGTTGTGGTTGTGGTTGTTTTGGTAACATATCAACTACTTTTTGATATAGTTCACCTATAATTTTTAGATCTGGTCCTTTGAACAAACCTCTCTGTGATGATTGATCTATTATTTGTGCGATTAACACAAGTTCTCTGTCGTCAAATTGTTTCATATTTTTTCCTTTTTGTTTCTGTTATTTTAAGTTGGCACCCTAGCGAACCATGACGAACTCTAGGGTGCTGATATGCCTAAGTCTCTATCTCGAAAGCCTTAAGTGCAAGTATTTATGTTGGGTAAAAAAAGGAAGTTTGAAAAGGGGGCTGTTTTAAATTTGGCCACAAATTTGAACTGCAACCCCCTCTTATAAGAGCACGTGTATAAATGACCCTTGATGACACAAGAGTGTCTTTAAACACACAACTATTTATTTGTTGCTAATGATCGCTCTAAATATTTTGTCTAAAAAGACCTTTGCACACAACTTTGCGTGCCTGTCTAACATTTCATCAATTTCTGATTCAATTGATCTGCTTCTGATCAATTTCAAAATGTTTTCTGCTCTTTCTTTCCGGTCACCTTTTGTCTGTGTCTCGTCCAGGTCTTTCAAGAGTTTTTTCAATCTGTTGTTTGGTGTCTTTTTTATTGTCATTATGTTTCCTTTCTTTTTTTGTTTGTTTTGGTCTTTTTGGTGGTATACCTAACAATGCCCTAATAAACATATTTCTGTTGTCATTATATTTTTCGTTGTCTTGCATATCAGTTTGGTCTATTTGGTTGATTTGGTTGATTTGGTTGATTTGGTTTTTTTGATTCAATAAACTTTCTCAAATGTGCCAGTTTATCCTGTTGATCTTGTTCCTGTGCCATTTCAACTTTGAACTCGTCAGCACTGATTTTGCTGTTTGCTGTCTTGTTCCATACTGCCGCAATTATATCACAGCACTTGTTGAAGTTATCCACTTGTTTCACACTGAATCTAGCAGGTGCTCCATTGTAAGAAATTGATCCTGTGTTGACACATTGAGCCAACATATCCCTAACGCTGGGTTTCCAACGATGTTGACCTTTGGCCCACTTCACTGGTTGTATCATTTCCTCATTGAATATTTTCCAATCCTTGTCGTCTTGGAACTCTTCTGTTCTGTAGATGTTCAAATAAGTTATTTGGTTAAGATGTTGCACAAGTTTAATCCTGTCGTCATCTGATTGATCGTAGTATTGGTTATTGTTCAAACCTTTTTTAACAATGTCTTTGTATTTTATTTTTATCATAAGTGCCTTTCTTTTTATAATAATACTTATGATTGATCCAAAAAACAACCCCTTTTTTTGAGTTTGTGATATATAATAGCAACAATGGCACACATTACACAACAACAAAGAGACATCAATAACTTACAGGCTTACCAGGCACGACATCACGAAAAACAAATAGCAAAATGGCAGAAACAATTCAGCAAAGACATCATGGCACTTTCTCCAAAAGAAGTAAGAAGGATAAAAAGAAAAAGACAAAGACAACTGGCACAACAATCTAGGCACAAAAGAAACAAAACCAATTTCAATTTTTTTATACTCAAAGACAAAGCCAAGTCTTAACCAGTGGCTAACGTAAGGTTATAATATGACGGCTAACGGACCTTACCGTATGCGATCGAAGGAAAGATGTACGATCGTGCGTTGCGGGGCCGCGGTATCTGTATAGGAGTTTTCAAGAGAATCCGTTACTACCTTGGATACAATCTTTAACTTGTGCGAGACCAAGCACAGGAGACGGTTATGGCAGATCTTTTTTTTATATCAAGATTTGTTCATAGCCGTCTTGTGACTTCAATCCAAGTGTAATTTATAGAACAAGAAGATTAACAAAGACGAGTTTACGAGTCTTTGTTGGACTAACGCAGTTAGTCCCTATACAAGCCAAAACAGAGTGGTTGTAAATAGTCGTTAATAAATACAAGTAGAAAGTAAATTACTACTGACATTGTTTTACTTTCTCCTTAAAGATGTGCTGGTGAGTCCTCATTTCTTAACGTAGTGCCTTTTGTTATGGGACAACCAGCACATTGAAAAATTTCTACACTAAACTGAAACAATTTGGACATTTTAAATGCGAAGAACATCGCATCCATGTCAGCAAGACCACTGGCAAGAGGACACGCGGTCGTAAGCCAGGAATGCGTGTGTGTTCAGGAACTCCACACACCTGCAACTTCGTGTTGAACAAGGTGCAGTCTGGTCAGAGGACCTGTCACTGTGCGGATGTGGATTGTCCTGCACCTAAAATTTTTACTGCTGTGAGAATGAGTAATTGGAGAGCGACGTGTGGATGGTGTAAGAGGAAGTGGTACCCTAGGTCCACATGACCTTCCAACTGATACCAATCAAGAACATCAATATGGTATACAACAACCATTCGTTCCTACGTATCCTGCTGTCAAGATGCGTGAGATGATTGTTCATCAATAGGTTGATCTTTTGCTCTAACTTGTAGAGCCTTTCCTTGATTGTCATTATTCGTCTTGTATGAATTTCTTGCCTGAAAGTTTTTCTACTTCTGCAATCAATTCTTCCATGTTGACCCTGAACACTTTGCCAGTGTTGACATTTCTAGAGAAGTATTCCCACTGACCCGCTCTGTTGTGTGGTGATATTTTAGTTTCGTTGCCCGCTTCATCCCTCACATATACTTCTGATGTTGAACCATCGTCCTTGGCAAATATGTGTGCGGAATCTGTTACGTTGCTTGGATTACTTGTGTTCTTTAATCTTATTGCACCATTCTGTAGTGTGACACCACCCAGTTGGTTGATGTAAGAATCACCTTCCACGTATACTCCGTATTTGTTTGTGGCATTTGTGTTGTTAGAAACAAAAAGTCCGTAATGATTTGTTACTGCTTCTGTGCCACTACCAGCGAACGTTGGTCCTGATGAATAGAAATCGTAGTTGTTTGTAACGTTTACAGTTTCTCCTGACGCTGGCACTAATAAACTGAATGCCCTGATGTTGTATGCGTTTGTAAGATTGATAGTAGAGCCTGCTCCACCCGAACCCGGGAAGTATATACCAGTTGCCTGTCCATTTGCAACACCAAGTGTGTCAGAAGTGCTTGACCCTGTGTTCTTGATCTCCACCAAGTGTTGTATCTGCGGACCCCTAGAGTTTGAAGTCTGTGAATAAGTTGATCCGTTGAGATCGAACTGCACGGTGTCTTGAATTCTAAATCTGTCATTTGAACTGTTGGAATCTGTGTTGGCCACTGCCTTGAACTGTGCTATCCTGTTCAACGCATACTGTCTTGTGCCTCCCGATGCTGTCAAATCTTCGTAACTCAAAGTGGCACCGACTGCATTTGATCCCACTGATGTTAGATCACTTGCTGTGATCCCCAGCATCAATCTGCCTGTGCCCAAACCGTCAAGTGATAGACTTTGATTGGCAGGTGGATTATCTGTTGAAGCGTGTGGAATAGATGCATCAGTTGGCCTGATAGTCCATGCCCCACCCCCACTGCTGTTTTGTATACCTAATTGCCCTGATGGATCTTCTCGTGTTGAAAAAGAGAAATAATCCGAAGATTCTGCAACGTTCATGTTGTAATCACCATCTGGAGCATAGATGGTTTGTGCTCCTGTTTGACCAAAATACGATCCAACTATCAACGAATTGGTACCCGGAACGTTTGTTACTGCAGGAGTCTTGACTACATCAAACTCACTTGATGTACCTAACGTAACATCAGCATCAAATACAATTTTACCCGTGCCCGAAGTTGATAATACCAAATCTTCGTTTGATCTGCTGGCTATGATCTCGTTGTTTTCAATGTTTATTGCACCAAACTGTATTTTACCAGTTCCCGCGGATAGAATCATCTCACCAGTTCCGCTTGTAGTGATCTTCAAGTTTTCGTTTGATCTTGTGCCTGAAATTTCGTTGTCCTTGATTCTTACACCGTCAACATCCAACTGTCCTGTCACCGCTAGTGTGCCTGTGACATTTTGATTGGCTGTTGCTAGTGTGCCTGTTATTGAACCAGACACCGATAAATCACCAGTTATGTCCGTGTTGTCGTTTAATTTTATTACACCCGAACTATTTGCAGATAATTCTAAATTCGAGTTTGAAGCGTTTGTAGATATAGTGTTGTCTTTGATTCTTACACCCTCAAGGTCCGCTACACCAGTCAATGATAATGTAGAACCATCAAACGTTAAATTAGTTTCTTCTGTTAGTGCTCCAGCACCAGTGATGGTCACCATAGCATTGTTGGTTGCTCCACTCAATGATACTCCACCAGTGTTCTGTACCCAACTTAATGTGCCATTAGCATCTGTCTGTAAAACATATCCACCCACTGCACCGCTTGTCGGCCATCTGTCACCTGATATGCTGACTTTACCTGATCCATTTGCTGATATCTCTAGATCCGCATTTGAGGCATTTGATGAAATAGTGTTGTCGTTGATAGTTACACCGTCCAACGTTGAACTGCCTGTGTTTGCAAAACTTGTTAATCCTGAAATAGTACCACCAGTTATTGTCGCTTTGGCTATGGCAACGGATCCTGTGCCTGCAGGTGTGATTGTAATGTTGTCGTTGCTTCTCAATCCAAGGATCGTGTTGTCCGTAATCCTGATTGCATCATTTTCTATGTTGGTTGTCGCTGTGATGTTTCCTGTAACACCCAGAGTCGAACCATCAAATGTTAAATTTGACTCACCTTGTATTGCGTTGGCACCTGTGACAGTCGTTATCTGGTTGTTTGTTGATCCTGTTAAGACTGCTTTTGTATCTGCGTATGCTTTGATTGATTGTTGAGTTGCTAAAGATGTTGCACTATCAGAACCCATTGCATCTTCATCCAATATGGTTGTGACTGTTGCACCACTTGTTCCTACTTTTAAATTTTCTAAATTAACTGTACCCGAACCGTTTGCATTTATTTCTAAATTAGCATTTGAGGCATTTGTTGAAATAGTATTGTCTGTTATTGTAACACCATCAAGTACTGCAGATGTGTTTGCTGTCAACGTTGTAAATGTGCCGGCCTTTGGATTTGCACCACCTATGATTGCAGAATTGATCGTGCTTGTATCACTTGTGTTTGCTCCAATAGTTACTCCGTCAATATTACCACCATTGATATCAATGGTTGAGAAAGTACCACCGTCATCGCAAGTTGAACCAGTTGCTGACCAGTTGCCTAGTGTTACTCTGCCCGATCCGTTGGCAGAAATTACAACGTTTTCATTTGATCTCAAACCGGTTATGTTGTTGCTTGATACTGATATACCACCACTGTTTAAATTTGCACTTATAGTACTGGCAAGGTTTACTTGTATGTTTCCTGCAGTTGTAACAGGTGAACTTGATATTGATAAATTGCTGTCTGTGTTTGATATACCTACCGATGTTACAGTACCATTTGTGTCACTGATTAATGCAATATCTCCTGATCCATCAAATCCTAAATTTTTATTTGCACGAGCAGAAGCATCACCAAATGTTAATGTTGGTGTTTCTGTGCTAGGTTCTGCTAACAAAATTGATCTTGTTTCTACTTTATTTGTTGCGTCGATCACTGCCTGTGATAATCTGTCTAATTCTGCGTTGACTGTTGTTGCCAAGAATGCACCAGAAGTTTCAAAATCTGTTGTTCTTGCTAAATTTGTGTCTCTGACAAGGGTTACTGTGTTTGAAGCCGATGGTGCACTTGTAAACGTTACTGTACCTGTTCCTGATGTGCCAGAATCAAAAGATACCGTGTAGTGTGTTGTTAAAGTTTTCTTTGTGCTACCGTCATATACCGCAATAGATGAAGCATCTGCTATTTCAAAATTAAATGTAAAAGCGACCGTTGATCCGTCCGCTGTATAACTCAATCTTGGTGTTGTTGTTGCTGTTGTCATAAGTTCCTTGTTTCTCCTAATATTTATGTTTTAATTAAAAAGATCTATTATGTTCAATTCACCACCTAGTCTTTTCTCCCTAGCATCTCTTTTTAATCTTTTTTGTGTTCGTAGATGTGTTTTATAATCCAACACCTCTGTCAGATATTCTGTTATTAACGCACGGTACAATGCCTTGGTTGCCCAAAAACTTTGTAGTCCTGAATAGCCTAATAAATTTTTTCCTGTTTTTGATAATTCTTTCTTTATAAATTCACCATCGTCAACACCTGTTGCAAATCTTGCCACACCTGTACTTACACCCATGATGTTACTCATTAATTTTAATGCATCACCGGCCAATGGGCCAACAAACTGTTGTGCAATTTCTCCAGTAGTTGACACTCTAATTTTTTTGTCTGAACTAAATTGTTTTATTGTTGGCTCTAAAACGCTGACCAATAGATCACTGATCAGTCCAGCGGCACCCGATTGTTGTATTGATCTGTATGCAAGTTCACCAGGGTCGGTCAACGGTGATTTACCTGCCGTAACTTCTTTAAGTTGTGCAACCACAACACCCATTGCTATCATTGAACCTGCCAATGTGACACCTGGCCATATGTTGTCAATCTTGTCAAGTGCATTTACTAACTGTCCGTTGTTGTCCGTAACTGCTCTTTTACGCAAGAAGTTTCTCCATATAACTTTTCTAGTGTACGTGATTGGGTGTGTTTTAAATTGTGTCAACAATTTTACAAACTGGCTGGCTGGATCACCTGCATCTGCTAGGAACAATCTACCAGCGGCCTTGTCAAACTCTCCCGGTTTGATTACCATGGTATCCACAGCATCTCTCACCACACTGATCATTTTGCTTTGTAAACCTTTTGCGGTTGACAATTCATCTTTCAATGCGTATAGATTCAAACCACCGTCGCTGTCAACAATGTTTCTTGTGTTTAATAATTTTTCGTAATCTGCTTTTTGTATGCCAAATTTTTCAAATTGTGCTCTAAAACTTAAATCTAGTGTGTTCCAAGCACGTTTTTCTTTTATAATTCTTCCTAGGTATTTTTGATACACAGTACCGGTCGCTTTTTGCAAACTTTCCGTCCACCAATTCAATCCACTGTATTTGAATATTTTTGTTGCAAAACTGTAACTGCCTCTTTCGAATCTACTCATTGCACCACCAACGTCGATCATGCCAAATCTTTCACCACTGTTGGCCAACCATGCCTGTGCAAAATCGTGTGTCATCAACTGATAGTTTCTCACTTTTGTTTTGTCTAGGTTACGATATACCGGCACCCTGAATATGCTTGAAATTAATTCACCAGCAGGTAGTTTGAAAATGTTTCTGCCTGCCCATAACACCACCGGCATATCCATAAAACTGGTTATGACCGCACTTCCTAATCTTGCACCTGCCTCGATTGCTCTTAAACTAGTAAGTGTTCTTGCCGTGGTACCAAATTGTTCTTTGATCTGCGGTTGTATCGATTCTTGTAAAAAATTCATTGCACTATTGTAACCTGCTGTTTTTCTGCCTGTGATCTCTTTGCCAAGATTTGCTTGTAATTCTGTAATAGTCCTTTTATAGTTTGCTCCAAATTTTTGTGTTAACGCAAGTAATCTACCATTTTCTGTGATAGTGTTCAACATTAGGTTTAACGGATTTTGATCTGGTGTGTATTTTTGCATCAATTCAAAAATGTCATTGCCTGATTTGTATGTTAGCGGTCGAGGTATTGATTTTGTTGGTTGTTGATAATCTTTTATTATGTTGTCAATTTGTCTCCAGTTTGCACCGTCTTTGATTTGATCATAGATATCTGCCACCATGTCACGTATATTTTCATCCGTGCCATGGACCTTGTTGTCTAACCGCGGTGCAACATCATCTATAAATTGTTGTCGAGTTACATTTTTCAAACTTCTTTCATTGAATCTTACTTTGATCCTGTTTCTAGTCAAGGCATTTGTTAAACCACCTAATTTATTCATTTTTGTTTCTGCAGATACAACTACGTTATCTATAAAAGCACGTGCTATGTCTCTGGCCTGTGTGTTTCCAGTAACAGATTTTAATTTTTTTGCAGAATAATTGTTAATGATATTACTATACTCTTGCAAGAAATCTATTTGGTTTTGTTTATTACTGCCAGAAAAGAAATCAAAAAATGAACGGTCATTGTCAGTGCCAAGTATGTCTTGCACTTGTCGTCTAAAATTAGCATCTAGTATTTGTGATTCATTACGTATAAGCAATTCTAAAGGATTGGTGTTGTATGTAAAATTTGTGTTGTATATGTGTGAGATTATTGCTTCCTGCAACAGTCTTTGACCAGTAAATTTTTTATCACCTTTGTACACTACTCTCAAATTTTCAAATGTGTCTTGAATTTGTGTGTGAAATTCTATTATGTTTTTGCCTTCAATTGCTGTGGCTTTAAAATTTTCTAATTGTACTTTATTTGGTTCAAGATTTATGTTTTCAAGGAAATCGTCTAGATATGTGTTGCCTGTGTCAGGATTAACATCTTCAAGTTGACGATTTTGTGTTGCAAGGTCTTGTTGCAATCTGTTGTAGTCATTTTCAAGTCGTGCTCTATAACTGTCATCAAGAACTTCTCCGATCTCTTTTAATTTATTTTGAAATATTTTCCAACAATTATCTGCCGACATTATGATCTCCTACACACGTTGTATTCACGAGTTGCTGTTTCCGATGCCTCTCGATCTTTTATTTTTTTAAAATCTGCTTTTAATCTATTTTTTATGGCCAACATTTGTTCTTTGGGCACACCTTTACCACCATCTAATTTTGATCTAGTCAATGTTTCGCTTACATCACCTATGTCAACTAGGTCATTGTCTCTGATTGCAAGTCCAAGGTCACCAAGGTCCTGCTCACTGAATTGTTCTGTGAATTCAACAACTGCCTGTGACCTAGTTGTTGATGCTGTTTTTACACTTTCTAACATTTCTACAGATCTACCTGCATCTACTTCGTTTGTTTGATCAATCCTGCTTACCGTACGTAATCTAGTTTCAATATCTTGCTGTTTATTTGGTTGCAAGTTTTCATCCAGTTGTGTGTCTGGATCATTTATTTTGTTTGTTTTTGTTGTGTTGATGCCTGGATCATTTCCTGTGTCTTCTAATTTGTTTCTAATGGCCTCTATGACCGCTTTCCTTTCATCCTGGTCAACAATCACAGTCCTTTTGCCATTTTCATTTCTTATTACCTTACCTATGTTTTCATCTAGGTTGATACCTCTCACCGGGTCAGGCTCTATTTCAAATTTTGTACCTTTGACAACAAATAAATCAGACAAATCATCAAGCGATGTTAAATTTTCATCTGTGTTGGTTTGAAATATTTTTCTTACAAATCCGGGTGCCGCTTCTTGGCTACGTATCTTGTTTATTTTTTTGGCCTCGTCATTTGCAAATTTGTCAATGCCTTCTCTGTTTGTAGAAATGTTTTGTCTCGTGTCTGTGTCTTCAATTCTAAATTTTACTTCTGTGCTTGAAACTTTACTAATACTTGGTAAAATTTTTGTCAATCCTTCTGTTGGTCCACGTAAAACTATTGTGCCATCTAAATCTGTTACCACTTCAATAAAATCTTTTGATGTTGTGATGTTTGCACCATCTTCTGTGTTTCTAAATATTTTGCCTGATGTGTCAACATAAAAATTTTCTATAGACTTTTCGTTGAATCTAAAATCTCTTATATTGTCAAAACCGTCATCCTTAATTGTAACAATGTTTCTATTGATAAGATCTTGTATAGTAGGCTCTATGTCATAATCGCTGTGTCTGTTTTTCCTTACAGCAACAAGTTGATCTGCAACTGTTTGTCTTGTGTTTCCAAAATTCATTGCCCTCATGGCTGTAGGCAGTCCGCTGAATGCACCATACAATACTGCACCTGCACCAAAGGCAAACGTGGCATTAATGGCCGCTTCTTCTATGCCAAACTCCTGTCCCCTCACTTGATATGCGTCTTTCATTATAGGATATAAACTTGTTTCAATACCTGCATTGACACCACCAACTATTGCGGCTTTTGTCAAAAATGATGCACCAAATCTTGCCGCTGGCAATGGAATGTAGTTGATTGGATCTGCGAATGCACTGGATAACATACCCGTGAACTGTCCGACAGTTCCGTCGAACCCTGTGCTGTTTTGTTTGGCCACTTGCATCTGTTTTGATAGGTCCAATGACTCGTGTGCTCGTCTCACAATCTCATAGTTCAAACCTTCAAACCATTCTAGTCCTTCAACGTACAAGGGATTTTCTGGATTCCATTCTGATTTTGGAATGCCGGCATTTTTTTGTTGTTGTGCATTTTCAAGTATCCTGTTGTCGGATAATAATTTTAATGTTGTGTGTTCCCAACCTGATTTAAAACCCAACCCAAAGTTTTGCCAAAAACCCTGCGGTGTTGGTAATGCTTCACCTGGTGTATCTGCACGTAATGGTTTTGGTGCTGTTAGAGCCACTATGCTCCTCCTTCTCCAAAGTCTTGTGTTTCTTGAATTTCACTTGCACTGACAGTAAACACTGGAGCAGTTCTAACCACATCAGTGAGTGCTTGTAGCACTGACATCTGTACAGGCATATCGTTGTTTGTTGTTAAATTTTGTATCTGTTCGAAATTTTCTTTCCAATATTTTTTCACATAACTTCTCACACGTGAATCTTTCAATGATGACAGATAGGTGCTGTTTGCACCCAACCATGACAGCATGGCATCATCAATGTTTGCACTATTTTTCAATGCAAGGCTGATTCCGTTTGCTACATGTTGATCTGTAGATACCAACGTTGCACCGTTGTTCAAAAATAAATTTCTTGTAAAACTATCTTCATACACGGTTTCTACAAAACTGCCAGTGTCTCCCTCTGCTTCTACAGAGTCATACAATAAATTGTTATCCATAACATATTCTGCAAACTTGTCACCCCATTGTGCAACTGTGTCATCAAAATCTATTTCTACCGGACCATCCTCATACGGTTCTAGACCTGTGCTTACTAACCTTTTGCTTTTGCCTGTGTTTGATGCGGCAAATTTGCTGTACCAGTTGTTGTCTGCGGGTTTGTGGTTCCATGTGTTTTCTTTGTTTTCTGCCACCACTGCGTTGTTTTTGTCTGGTGTCACAAAAAATGTTGCATAAAAATTATCTGTTTCACTGCTGGGCAGTTTCTGTGTGATTGCGGTACTGCTGATGTCATTGTTCATCAATAACACCAATTGACCATTGACCTGCACAAGTTTTGCATCGTCCAATAGGTCAAGCCATTGCTCGTATGTCTGTCCATCTGCGAGTGTTATACCATATCTGTGTGGATTTTCTTTGATGTCATTTGCAAGTTTTGTAATAGTGTTTTGCCTTCCTGCATTCATACCGTTGGCATCAGTAAATTGTCCCTTGGCCATGTTTCTACTCATCAGTGTATAGCCCTCACCTATGCCGTGTGTGATCCTTACTGTGTTACGTTCTATGAATGCTTTTGCATCTTCTGTTGCTTCCTGCAGGCTCATACCGTTGGCTATGTTTCTTCTAAATATTTTGTGTGTGGTGTCTATGATGCTCTTGCCAAATCCACCCGTTGCATCCATGCCATCACCAAAGTCATTCTGTATCAGTGTGTTGATCGCGGACTTTACATCCGATTCATTAAATTCTGTAGATCTAAATTTTGCGTATGTTTCGCTGTTGTTGATAGCATCAAATAACAATTTGCTGTCCACAGGACTTGATCCCTTTATGGTGATCAACTCTTGCAAGAACATGTGTGAATACTTGTCATGATTTTTACTACCAATGCCCTCTGCCATCAGGCTTGATGTGTATTCTCCTTGTCTTGATCTTATATTTTCAACTTGTTGCTCGTATGCCTCGTACCCCTGTGTCATTGAATTGTATATTGCATCCATTTCTCTTGACCCCTGTACCTTGCTGACCCTCATGCCTCCTGGTGGGACACCCATGTTTTCTGCTATGATCTTCTCCATCATTGCATTACCTTCCGCTGTGGTCGTGTCAACCTCGTAGCCCAGTTTGCCTATGAAATAATCTGTTGGGTTGTTGCCCGGTTCAAATGCTTTTAGTTTGGCTTTTTGTTCTTCTTCAACAGCGGCCAACTGTTTTTCTATTAAGTCCATCTCTAATGCATCTTCGTATTTGCTGGCATCAAGTTCGTTGATTCGATTTTGCAATTGGAATTTTATTGTGTTTATTTGTGCAAGAGGTGTAATGATGGTTAATGCTCTTGCCTTGCCAACTTCTTTGTTTATAATGAATTCTCTTTGTGCTTTTGTAATTTCCTCATCGGAAAAACCTGCCGCTTTCCAAGTTTCTATAGGAAAAACTTCTGATGTTGGTTGTAATTTACCATCTACAATTTTTATTCCAATTTCCGCATTGGCTAATTGTTCGTTGACTTTGCCTTGTGTGAATTGTAATTCATTACGCAGACCAACAAATCTTTTTTTATTGTCCGTCTCAAGTGATTCAACAACACTACCGTATGTGCTTATCTCGTCAAGTGTCAATACATCACCACCTGGAATAGCAAACGCATATCCTTCTTCGGGATCACCTAATGGATTGCCATCTAGCGTGTATGTGCCATCAGCGATAGATTTTTTCAGTGCGGCTATGCCTTCTGGACTGTTTTTGACTTTATCAAAATCTGCAGTGATAAATGCGTTGATGATATCTGTCCTATGACTATTTTTTAATTTTCTCATATCAGACACACTCAAATTGAAATCTTGTTTCAACACTTCGTATTTGACTTCAAGGTCTGCAAAATAATCTTGAAGTGTGTCAGTGTAACCTTGATTGGTAACACTCAACGATAATTTTTTTACAATGTCGCTGGTGTTGTTTTGTATGACTTCTAAATTCTGATTGAACTGGTCAGTACGTTCATTTGCTTGTACTTGTAATAACAAGTTGTTTCTTGCCTTGTCAAATCCAAGTGCCAATTGCGGTTGTAGATTGCTCGGCAATGTTGATAACCAATTTTCTTTGTACTGTTCAGATGCTGTTGTAAATTTTTCTGGATCGAGGCTGTGCTTCTCACTTAATTGTGTTAATTCGTTTTCAAGTTCTGCACTCTTGGAAGTGATGAAGGCCGCGTTTGCACCTTTCTGGAATGCCTGTGCCGTCACGCTGAATGCGTTGGTTGGCCCCACATAATTTTCACCTCTCTCTGTGGCTTCCTGTTGTGCAGTTAAACCTTTTTTGTATGCTTCTTGACTGGCTATCTCTGTGTCTAATTTTGTTGCAATTTTGGTTATGTTTTCAACAATCTTAACAGCACCCTTGCCTGGTGTTGGTGCTCTGTATGTAGATTGTGCTGTGATGTTGCCTCCGCTGAATTGTGGTATCTTTATACTTTTGGCCATTAACTGCTTCCCTCTGTTTGTGTTCTTATTCTACTAATTTTTGATATTTCACTGTTGGGTCCTATGTTTGGTTTGCTAGGAGTTGAAGTGATAATGTCCATGAAACCTCTGGTACCCAATGTTGTTGCGGCTGATGTGTAACCACCTATGATAGATGCTCTTGCTTCTTCATTTAAAATATTTTGTTGTTGTTGTTTGCCAAGTATTCTTTGACTTGTGTTGAATGAATCAATAAAAATATTTTCTGCAAAATTGCTGGCCGTTAGTCCTAAAACATCAGCAGGTGATCCTTCTAACGTTGCACCAGTAACACCGTATAATGCACGTTGTTTACCAATGGCTTGTATCATTTCTCTTCTTTTTTGTGCTTTACGTAATGCAAAAGCCGATTTCTCACTTGCTATTTCATAATTTACAAAATTGGCTTTTTGCCTTAATATGTTTGCATTCATGTAGCCTTGTAAAATTTGGCCTCCTGAACTTACAACCGGTAAAACATATCTTGCCGCATTTGCTAGTGTTGAAAGTGTTGAAGTTGTGCTAGCCGCTTGAGTGGCTAAACTGGCTCCACCTGCCGCACCTGATGATAAAAATCCGGTTCCTGCCGCGGCCGCTCCACCTGTTGCGTAGATTGCCGCTCCTAATAATGCTGTTCTGATTAATGTAGATCTTGGTGCACACATGGTTAGTTTCGTTTCCTCTCAACTATATAAATTTTTTCATTACCTTGCATATAATGATCAATTTGTTTAAACTTTAACATATTTAACCATTTTACACTTTGCTTGTGCTTACTCCACACCTGCACAAGATGTTTTTTGTTTGGGTGTTTTGACATACTTTTTTTAATCAAACGTTCAGCCTCACCCGATATCCTAAAAAAGAAATCATTGCACAACGGTGTGCCTATGAACCAGTACCAACATTCATTGCCCATAATATGTGTTCCTGAAGCCAAGAACGGTATGCCATGATATGTGCCTGTTACACCATCATCTAGGTTATCAAAATTTTTTATAAATTTTGTTCTTGTGTATCCCATCAATGTTATTTCTTGTAGATCAACATCTCTGCAATTATTAATGACATATTCATAATGTTCAAAATTGAGTGGATGTCTAACGGGTTGTTTAACCTGGGTCTTGTAGTTTGTTTCCTGAAAATTTAACTTCATTACTCATACTTAACAATGTGCAAGCCAATGGTTCATCACTCTTGAATGTAGTCTGTGGAGTTGTGCTATAACCAGTCAATCTCACACGTTTTTGTCCTGTAAAAGGAGTGATACTTTGGTTCAATAATGATGATCCGAGATTTCTAAAAGGCACAACGATGTCATCTACTTTGCAACTCTTTGTGTCTTGCAGTTGCAGTTCTACTAAAACTTTTCTTACTTTTTCTCCAAGTGTGCTTTGTCCTTGGATGTTAAAAACAAGTGGTAATGTTTTTGCTGTGCTGTCATAATTGTGTCCTATCTGTGTAGATGAACTTGACCTTGTCAATGAAAAATTACCTGCATTATCTACTGTGACATCTGGATGCAAGACACCGTCAGCAACAACTTTTACTGTTCTGCCTTCCAAACCTTGTGCACCTGTGAATGTGCTACTGGTTGCAGATGTTGTATGATACGAATCTAAAAATATGTCATCTTCTGACCATTTTTCTAAAAATAATCCTGTGTTTAGTGTCGAACCGTCGTTGTCAAATCTTTGCACCAGCGTGTATAATCTATCATCAACTACTGTAAGATCTTTAAAATTACCGTCTGTTGTGAACTTCATCCAACCCACAACTGAAAATTCTGTGTTTACACCTAGCACACCTAAACTACCGTCTGTGTTTGTGCAGAACACGTAGTTGGTGTTGGTGTTTGCATAGTTGGTTAGTGATGCAATTCTTCCTGCACCTGACAATATGTCATGGTGTACAAGAGAATAGTTCTTGGCTGAATAGGCATCTGTATTAAAGTTGTAAACAAAAGCACGTAATTGTTTGCCACCTTTGGCCACAAACAACACTTCATTGTCAACTACTTTTGGTGTTGTAACTCCGGAACCAATGCCATAGGATGTTTGTTTTCTCACAAGTACATTAGCGGGAGTTACAGGCTCACCCGACATATCAAACTCACCATCTGATGTGAATATGAAAAGCGATTGTTGTGATACTAAATGATGAATTACGTTTACACTATCCGAAGCAATAGTAAAAGTTATTGATGCATCATCTGTCACTGTTCCTGTTACTTCATCGGAGCCATCTACTTCCGTAACTGTCCTAGTAAAACTGTCAAAGTTAAAAAAATCACCCGACTGTGATCCAAACAATGTTTGTGGTTTGTCTCTGGTGCCTCCAAATATCAATCTGTTTTGGTGGAAAGAAACTGATCTTGGAAAACCTCCTCCAAGACTAGTACCTAAATTTGAAAACGCATCTATCTCCCATTCATGTCCTTGTGCTGTTTCTGTGTCAACAAGGTCATATATCACGTCAGCGGTCATTACTGTTGCTGATGAAACTGTTTTTAGTTGAACCAATCCACCATTGATGACCACGTGCATATTTTTGTGTCCATCCGGCCAGTTTGCATCAACCCATCTGTAAGTGCCTCCAGCAAGAGTCATGTTTATGCCTGTGCCTGTCTTTGCACTTGGAGTCAATGACGCATCAAAATTAAAGTTTGCAGTTGGAATATGGTCAAATGATAAAGTGCCTATGCTCCAATCTGAATGTGAACTGCCTCTCACCAATTGCAATGGTTGTAAATCTTTGTGTACAATGATCATGTAATCAAAACTTTGTGTAAATCTTAAATCGTTAATGTTTGATGTAGTAATATTAAACGTGTTACCACCTGCTCCGTTTGTTAAAACAGTTTGTCTTACATCTTGATAATATATGTGAATTTTTGCGGCAATACTGTCATGTGCAGGTTCAAAGATCAAGACATATTCCTGTCCATCACTAAATTTAAAAGGTATCAATCTTGATGCTGAATGAAATCCTGTTGTTGTTAGCGGTGTCGAACCGTCGGGTGTTGTTGTATTGTCTGGATCTGAACTGATAAATTGAAATCCTCTTCGTTTTTGTATGCCACCTTGCGGTAATATCAAAAAATTTGACAGTTCAGCCAACCCTGCTCTGTAAATAGGTGTGTCGGCCCTACCAAAAATATTGGGTCCAACCTGTCCTTGTGTAAAATTAGTTTGCGAATATTTTCTTATTGTCATATTTAGGTGCTACTGTGTCTTAACCTTCTGTTGGTCAGACCTGTATTACCTAAATGTGCTTCAACATATCTGCCTGGAGGTACTATGTTATGTGGTGGATTTTCCTGTCCATCTGCGATCCTTGCCGCACGTAATTTAATTTGATAATCATCAGCCAATCTTGCTGTCAATCCTCCGACACCAGTTATTGCTTCGTTGATTTCAACGGCTACTTTGGCTATCAATGTTTCAATAAAAAATACCGGCATATCTGCTTCAACAATATTTTTTACGTATTCTATGTTCAACGCAGTTTCGTTTGAAAAAACTTTTGCACCTTCGATGCTGTAATCTTCTTGATAATTACCATCAACATCAAAAAATCCTTTAATCCTTACGATGTCTCCTGGTAAACTGTAAACATACAGGTATGATTTATTTGTGGGTGTTTCATTCAACCTATTCAGTGTTTTGTTTGTAATTGCAAAATTCCAAAATGTGTAGTATAACAAGCCATTTCTCACGTTGTCATACATTGTAGAACAAACGTTTGCTTCGTGTGTTCCGTCGGTGAACGCTGATATAGTTGCGGCACCACATTTTGTTAGTGCTTGGTTTGATATAGAAACTTTACTTTCAGCCATGGGTGGTATCCTTTTTTACAAGTTATTTATCGAGCATAAAAAAAGACAGGCCCCGGAGGGCCTGCCTCAATAACATATGAAAGAACGGGGGTCCTTTCTAGTTGTTATTATTCAGTTACTTGAACTTGAACAACTCCATCCGAGTCGATAACAGTTGAACCACCAGACATTGTACCTAATACTAGGTGCGATGCTTTTTGTGGAACGTAGTCTATTCTTGCTGTAATATCTTGTGCAAGTGCTAGACCTACTGCATCCTTGTGGATAGCGTAACAATTTCTTACAACAGAATTTTTCGTTAACAACGTTGACATGATTACTCTAAAACCGAACACATTCGGAATGTAACCACTAGTCAAAGCCGTGTTTGAAACAAGACCATCTGCCGCTGTAACAAGGTTACTGTCTGTTAATAAGTCAGTTAACGCTTGTGGAGAGATGATTATGCATCTGTCGTTTGTTGGAATTGAAAGATCATTCATTGCTTCATGCACTTCTAAGAACTTCGCTTTTGTAAGTCCTGAACCAGCGGCAATATCTGTCGTTGGAGAAGAGGCTTCTAAAGCATCAACGATTTCCTGATCCACCGCTCTGTTTAAACCAGCCGCGATAGCACCAGCGAATGTATTTCTCAAATCAATGTTAGTCTTGAATTGATCCATATCGTCAATGTATTCACCTGAATGATAGTTGTTTAATGTAGTAGTTACAGTACTGTTCTGTGCTGTACCACCTGTGTAAGCACCACTTCCGGCAAAAGATTTGCTCGTATCAGACATAGCCGTGATATCTTCGAATCTGGCTTTGTTTTTGATACTACCACCTTTTGATAGTTTGTGGAACTTGTAAGTTGAACCAGTTACGTTTCTTACAACTCTAACTGCGTCAACAAGGTTTGATGATGTTTGTTGGTACGCTTGTTTTACATCATCACTGAACATAGTTACGAATGAATTCGAAACTGATGTTCCTGCGTTTGCTACTAATGCCATTTTATATGACTCCTTTGTAGTTTGTTGTTGTTATAATAAACGCTGGGAATTGTGTTTTTGTGTTTGGGGCCTTGCGGTTGTCCCTACTAGCAATGAACGTTCTTTGCTTGTAGAATTATATCTCTACCAAATAGCCTAAAATTATTAGACATCAGTGGGCCCGGAGGTTGTCCACACTGATATTTATGGTCAGGTTGGGATAATACTCAAGTATCTTTGGGATTGTTTTGTTGTATCTGTGCAAGGTTGGTTGTGCGTGTGTTTGATCTTTACGATAGATGCTCTGCACACCACCATCAAAACCTATTAGGTCAATAATTTTGTATTTCAGTTGTGCGGCCAACACGATGGCCTGCTCACCTGTCAGCCAAGAACTCATCCTGGTGTAAGGAAAACGTATCTGTCTCATATCTGGAAGTTGTGTGTATGTGTTATCCCTGTGCAGTCTGTATGAACTTTGTGCCACGTACACTGGTTGGTCTATGTTATCCTGTTGCATACGATGTAACACTTCTTTGTCTTGTGCCAACAGATAGTCAACACGGAAATCTTTGTAGATTTCATTGCATCCAAAAGTGGTGTATGGTATGTCTTCTAATCGGAAACGCAGTCTGCTGGGACCGTTGCCGATCACCACACACCTATTGATCTCACGCGGATCAACTGGTCGCATTAGGATCCTCTGTGTGATTTTACTGTCTTGAATTTTGCTTTTTTAACTGCACCTCGGTGCGGCTTGTAGGCACCTTTCATCAATCTGTATGATGTGCCTTTCTTCATCCAATGAAAACCTCTAGGTGCTGAAACTGACTTGGTTTTCATTACTTTCTCTTCTTGTTTTTTCTGTTCTTACGTAAAACGGCAAAGTCAGCCGCTGTTATCTTGTTCCTTGGTGTGGCAACCCTAGCAATCTTCATCTGTTTTGCTGAATAACCTTTTCTTGAGTGTTTCATATGTCTCCTTTATTGTATTTAAAGTTTTTTCTCCTGGTATGGGCCATGGATTCATCCAGTCGTCCACTAGTCTAATGTGTCTGGCTTGATCGATGAGAACTGTATCGAGTGCCATGGTGCCACCTTGCCGTGTGAGTTCTTGTAGATGTCTCCGGTCTGCACTGATTGTGCCCCCATGAACATTCTCGTGCCGTTGCTGTATCTTTTTTTTTGTATGATCCTGCAGGGTTTCCACTCCTGTCCTTTCGCGTAATAGCGTGTGTGGATAGTCTGTTGTCCTTTGCGTGTCTTTATACCTGCCATCTAAATCTACCTCAATCATTATTCGTATATAAAAGGATCCTTTGCCTTTAACCTTTCAATTTTGTCTTCGTATGTTTCTGTAATTTTGTTTTTTGCGTTGTGGTATGCTGAATCCCACCAACTCATCTCATCGTTAGCCAGTGTTTTGAATCCTTGATCTCTATCTATGTATTTGTAGTCTACTTTTTCAAGATCAAACTGTGCCAGCCAATTGAATATGGTTTTGATTTTAAATTCTTTACAAGAATAGACATCCAATTGTATCAATGATGGTTCCAACCAACTGTGGAATGTTACAGAACTTGTATCTATGATAGCAACAGAACTGTATCCTTTATTGCCTTCCACATCTGACCAAGCCGTGTGTGGACCTGAAAGTATTTTCATATCAATGTTTTTGATTAAATTTTTTATTTCGTTGTTTAAAGTTTCTCTGTCTCGGAATAAAGGTGGTGAATTGACCTCTGCTCGTACCAATAGATGTTTATGCACTAGTGCTGGATTCATCTCTTTGCCGTCCTCGCTGATCTCGTCACTGCCGCTCTGGTAACAAAACCTTTCTTGCCTCGTGCTATCGGCTTCTTGCCTGCTTTTCTTCTCTTGTTTGCATAGTAGTACAGGCCTTTTCGTGCCGTCCTGCCGTCTTTGGTTCTGTGATATCCTTTTTTCATATTATTTCCATGCTCTGCACGACCAGTAACGTGCTTTCGTTTTTGGTCCTGGAGTCGCACATTTGTGACGTGCTAGGAAACTTTTCTTTCTAGCAGGATTTGATTTCTTTATCCTCATCTTGGGATCACCAAATCTCACAGTGATTGTGTTGCCCGTTTTAGGATTACGCACCTTGACGGCCATCTTTTTTGATTTGCCCGGTGTTCTATACGGTTGGTTCAGTTTTGGCACGTTGTTGACTCCTTATGTGTTGTAATTTATCATGATCCTGTTGTATGAGGCATCCCATGGGTGCTGAATGTCCACCATACCTTGGATGCGACCACAACCACTCTTCACGGTCCCTCTGATCATTCATCCTGTGCATAATCTTCTTCAAGATCCTTGCACTGGCCCTGGGATGCGTGTACACCCTCGCGGCATTGTCACCCAGTGGCTGTACGTCACCGGTCCATGTCTGTATGTCAATCTGTTGCTGGAGCCAATAGGCCCTGCTCCAGGGACACACTGACACTATGGAAGCGAAGTACTCCCCCCAGTTAACCTCTTCTGCCACCCTTTTTCTTGCCACCTCGTTTGCCACCTTTTTTTGTCTTGTGTTTCTTACCTTTTCTGTGCATAGCGTTTGCGTCCTTCCTGCGTTAAGCAAATTTTTTTTGCGTTATTTTTTTTTCGCTCCACGGATCACACGTCCACGTGCAGTCTTTGACGTCTTCTTCACACGCTTCCTACCATAGCGTCGACTCTTGCCACGACCCGTACGGGGTCCGCTGTACTGGGTAACAAAAGTGTTTGATATGGTTGTTCCGCTTGGCATATGGATATTTATTGGCCTGCAGGTCTATGGCAATAGTACTCGATATCTCTGCAAGGAGATGGGAGAATCCTGCAGGCACAGTTATTTATTGTGAGTCATTCAGATTTAACTTAAAAGGTGGTCGAGGAAAATCGAAGTTACACACATACACACCTTGCAGTTTTTTTTGGGGTGTGTATATATAACCACCAAAGGTCTTTACCAACGCAAGTTTTACCACCTTATGCTAGGAACCAGAAGGGTCTATACCAGAAGGGTCTATACCACCGTGAGCCACCGTGAGCCACCGTGAGCCAGATTGAACCAGAATCACACACACGGTACCACCACCGTGAGCACTCTATTACCAAGCGGAATGGTGATCAGAGTTCACACGGTTCAGCCACGGTTTGAACCAGGATTGAGCCAGATTTGAATCAATATATTGAGCCAGAATGGCCAGGGTGATCTAGGGTGATCTA